CAAAATCAACAAAGTCAAATAGACTATCACGTACTTCAGATCCCAATGCAGAGTTAAAAAACCTCTCAGTCGGAATTGTTTGCACTAAATTCCTTACAGATTTCTTTATTGCATTCTCATTTTTGAGAATTGTAAGGTCTTTTGTGACAGGATGAGGGGTAAAAGACAAACTTATGTCCTTAAATGCCCTTGATATCCGATTTATTGCCATGTTACAGGTACTTTCCTGTTTTATTTATGACACTTTTTTGTAAATGTTATTATTTATCCCAATTCTGGTTCAAAAGGTGCTCTTTTCTTCTCAATTGCTGTATTTCCTGCACCTACATTCATATCAACTGACCTTTCTTTTGCTGTTTTCCAGAAATAATTCTCCTCTGAACCCAATCCATCACGATCATGACCATTTTCTACCTGATAGTACACGGTTGATACCTTAAAATCGGGCATTTTAGGTGTTTCTGGCGTAATACTGTTATCATAGATACGCATTCTGTTATTTGGATAGAGACAAAACTGTCCATTATCCAATTCTAAGAGGTTATGTGACTTATGTTCAGCAGGTTGTTCACTAGTTGAGTAGTCAATTGCGTCTACATCTTGGTGATAGTTGTCTAAAGTACAAATATATGTGCCAGTTTGGTTTCCAAAATCTCTTGTATAGACTTCATAATGCATAGATCCGATAAATTGCTTCTGAACTGCGACAACTCCATAGTCCATACAGTTCCAAAACTGCAAATTATGCAGTGTCATATCGGGTTTTGGAATCTCTGGAGAGGATGTAAATGCTGAAATTGGTAATTTATCGAACATTGCAGCATATTCGGGTAAATATGTCTCAAAATAGAAGGCACGGCCAGGTATACTTTTGGCAGATACCCATACTCCCTTTACAAATTCACCATGACCACTCTTATGATCGGTCAAATACTCTTTTCTTACCCATAC